ATGGCAAAAAAAGAAAAGAAGCCAGTCTTGAACCTAGATGATAAAGAGTATATCATTGAGGATATGACTGACGAGCAAAAGATGATGGTGAATCATATTAACGATATTCAAAACAAGCAGAATAGCAATCAGTTTATCGCTGACCAGTTATCTGTTGGTAAGGAAGCGTTTATCAATATGCTTAGGCAATCACTTAACGATGAAGTCGTAGAGGCTGAAGTAAAGTAATGATTGTCAGGAGATGCGCTCAAGACCATGATGTAGTTTTGCACAAGAACACAAAGCCAAATATGGTGAAAGTTATCAAGATGGTTGATGGTTCTTATGTTACAATACAATATCCAAACTCAAAAGATTATTTCTTAATGGTTGATGGTGAGATCACTCGAAAAAGCGACTCATTTAAAACGATCGAGAATGCATATGTTGCTGCATGCGCAGATAAACATTCTAATGGGCATGGGCGCATCGACTATATCACTCATAAAATTATTAACAACCAGGTGGTGGATAGATGAACAATCCTTTAGCAAAGTTAGTAGCATGGTGGATGGTATTATGAATAAAGTAATTAAGAAATTAGAAAGCGGAGATTTTGAAGTTGTTAGTACGAGTTATAGTATTAGTGTCAAGTATGTTTATAGTGAGTAGTTGCTCCAATGGTTGGTCCATAGGCGGATATGAACCGAATCCAAGTGATTCTATGTATACGTTTATCGAGGTAATGGATCAAGATTCTACGCTACATTTTTACGCGGATCATGTTAGTTTTAATCAAGATATGTGGTGTTTTACTCACAACAGATGGGAATCAATAAGGAAGAGATGAGTGAGAAGACTGCTAGAAGCTATCGCGCTGATGTTATCGATGACAACTTTAGTATACATCTTAATATTAAGTGGTTATTTCAAATATTATGTTTTGTTGCTGGGATTAGCTATTATGGTGTGCATATGGAAAATAGGATTTCTAAGCTTGAAGTTGAACTTGTTAGTGCGGATACAACAATTAAAGATCTACTGGAACGACATACAATGGAAGAAGAATTAAAACGACAAGAACTAGAAGAAAAAATATCTTTCTATGAGAAAGAATTAAAAATTAATTTAAATCCAATGAGTTGGAAAAAGCGGAAAAAGTAATGGATGTAATGGCAATATATGGTGAAGCAGGTATGATTGGAGTCTGCGCTGCACTCTTAATCTACCTAGTAATGAATTTATCTAAAAAATCAGAAGCTCAAGCAGAGTCATTAAAAAATTTAGAAGTAGAGAATAAAGGTCAATCAGAATCGATTAACAACATGGAAGGAATGATTATAAAGCTTATTAATAGATGGAATGACTCTGATGCAGTTAGAGACAGGAGATATGAACAAACAATGGAAGCTATAAGTGATTTAGAAAAACAATTATCACGTATGGATGGTATAATGAGTCGAATGAATGGCAACGGAAGACACTAATGGATATGAACGATTTTACTAGAATCTTAACTCGACATGATGAACGGCTTAAAAACATCTACTCTAGTTTACATAGGATAGAGAAGCATTTAGAAAGACTTAATGGAAAGGTCAGTAACCATGATACTGATATTGCTCGATTTCAAACATGGGGAGCAGTGGCTCTTGTTACTTTTCCTATAATGATAAACATAATAATGAGGTTCGTATAATGGATATAAAATCAATGCTAGTAAAACTAGCCGAAGAACAAGCGGATAAAATGCAAGATCAAGCAGTAGATCATATTGGATCAAATGATTTTGCAGATAAACTGGCACAACTACTAAACGATAAGATTAACATACCTTTTGTTAAAGAAGAGAAAGAAGGTGTGATGTTTAAGGAATTAGTAGAAGTAATACAATCTATTACTATCGGTTTAATTAAAGGTAAGTAATGGCAGTACCTGCACGAGTAAAGTCCACGATGCGTAGGCTAGGTCTACGTGGAGTAAATAAACCAAAACGTACACCAAGTCACAAAACAAAATCACATGTAGTGATGGCATCTAGTGGTGGTAGATATAAAGTAGTGAGATTTGGACAGCAAGGTGTGCGTGGCGCAGGTAAGAACCCAAAGAGTAAATCGCAACAGGCTAGAAGACGCGCATACTATGCACGGCATGGTAGAACAACTAATAAGTTTTCAGCAAAATTCTGGTCAAATAAGGTGAAATGGTAATGAAAGTAAAAGGTGTTAGTGTTACAGGATTAAGTAAACGGCAAGTATCTGCAATGCGTAGACACGCAAGACATCACACTGCAAAGCATTTACGCTCAATGGTATCTGCAATGCGTAAAGGTGCAACTTTCGGTCAATCTCATACTAGTGCAATGAGAAAGGTAGGTAAATGAAAAAGAAATCATCTGTAAATAAAGCAGGTAATTACACCAAACCATCACTGCGCAAACGGATTTTTTATCGCATTAAAGCAGGAAATAAAGGCGGTAGAGCAGGTCAATGGAGTGCAAGGAAGGCGCAGATGTTAGCGAGAGCATATAAAAAAGCAGGCGGTGGATATAAATAATGGCACTAAAGAAATCACAAAAGAGTTTAAAAAAGTGGAGTAAACAAAATTGGGGTTACGTCACAAAAGGTGATGAGAAAAAACCACGCAAAAAGCGAGGCAGATACTTACCTGCTAGTGTACGTAAGAATTTAACGAAATCACAAAAGGCATATGAGAACAGGCTTAAAAGAGCTGCTAGTAAACAAGGTAAACAGAACGCTAGTTATTCTAAAAGAACTGCCAAGAAAGTAAGGAGAGCAAGATAATGCCGTACCATTATGGAAAGAAGAAGAAGTCAAAGAAAGTCAAAGTTAAAAAGAAGAAGATGAAGAAAGGCATGAAGCGCAAATGATCAATCCAGATCAAATAAAAGGACTCATTAAGCGTGTTTTACAGAAGATAGATTTGTATTCTCCTGAAGCAGCAGAGTTTGTTTATAATATTGGCTTAGTGGAATCAAAGTATATTTATCTAGAGCAAATCAAAGGTCCAGCGCGTGGTGTATACCAATGTGAACCTTGGGTAGCGGTAGATATAATAAATAACTATCTTCAGTATCGCGAAGAACTGATGAAGAAAGTTTCCAAAGCATGCTATTTAGATTGGTCGCACTTTACTGCGCCAGTAGAAAAGGATTGGGAATATATCTTAACTACTAATCTTGCAGCTCAAATAGTTTTTTGTAGATTACACCTACGTAGAATACCAAAAAAACTACCAAGAACATTAGAGGATCAAGCAACACAATGGAAGGTCTACTATAACACTGCAAAAGGTGCTGGTACACCAGAGAAGTTTTGCGAGATAGTACAAAAATATGGATGATGCTGCAAGAATAGACAAGTTAATTAGTGTAATGCACGAGCTAAAAGAATTAGCGAAAGATTTAGACGATCCGCGTACAGATATTGATATGATTTTAGGCACTATGATTGCGCTAATTATATGCGCAGATATTCCAGATGTAACCATTTTACCTACTAGTAGTATAACTAATGAGATCGCAAAAGCATGAGTTACTTAACAGCATTCTGCAATATAACAACTGATTTACAGGCTATTCTTAGTGATATAGATCGCTATGATCGTAAGCGTGTACTAATTTCAAACTGGACAAATCCATCTACAAATCTTTATAGATTACACAATACTGGATATATAGAGAATTTATACAAAGATGGTTTAGAGTTAACGAAAGTATCTGGAGGCAGTAGTCCTAGTGCAGATAACGAATTTAAATATAATGAATCCTCAGATTATGTGGACGTATTTTTAGCATCTAGCTCTGTTAGTGCATTTAATTCTAGTGTATGTGAAGCAGGGCAAGATTGGGAAGATTTAAAAAATCGTGTAGTAAAAGAGCAAGCGGATCATATGCGCAGTTATTTAAATAGACCTATCTATAAGCGTGGTAATAGTAACTATCAAGGTGCATCAGATCGACCATATGACTTTATTATAATACGATGCAATGCGTTATTAGCTTGCGCAGATCTAGTGCGTAGCCAAGATCCAGAGAAAGCAGCAGAACTTCAAGAGCAGGTATTAGGTGATGAAGGTATGCTAACAAAATTAAAGTCACGTGATTACGTTATGTGGAATGAAACGAGTTTTCGTTCAGAATCTGGCGTTATTCGTGAGATTAGTGTGAATGGTAGTAGCACTGGCTACATTGAAGATGTAAAGATGTATGGACCTCCAAGCACAGATTATGATGAAGTACGAGTAGTGATTAGTACCGCAGGTACATTCACACCTGGTACTGCAAGTACAGTGAAGTACGATGTATTTACAAAAAATGATACAGGACTAAAAAGACATAAGTCTGTAGATGCAGAAGTAATGAATGGTGATTATCAGCCACTAGCATATGGCGCATCCATACGCTTCCAGGCTGGCCAATATACTGTATCTGATGAATGGAGTGTGACCTTCCAATCTGATGAAATTCAAATAGGAACTGTACGCAGTGGACAGATTTATAGATAATGGCAATATCATTTAATAATGTTATCTATGAACGAGTCATTGATAATTTACATAGTATCATTGCTGATGAATTTGGGATTCAGATTTTTTATGATGAACATCAATCTAATCAAAGTTTTTTATTACAGCCTGTGTCAGATGATCTTAACGAGCAAATTAATACAGGAATGGTACGAGATTATACAATCCTTATCAGTTACCAAGTGGATTTTGCAGGTAATTACACAAAGGAGAGCTTTAGGCAAGTATCGTTAGTAGCAGAGCGCATGAAAAGACTTATATACAATAACAGAAACTATAGTGTGTCAGGTACAAGGCAATTTTACAATGCTGTCATCGACAACACTATATATGAGCGTGATGATGAGAATCCAGATTTATTACGCGCGAATATGACTGCTGTAGTATCAGCAATGGAGATAATCGGATGATGTATAAAGCAAAGAAATCATATTTTGATTTAAAAGATAGTGAAAACTTTAATGGATTTGATAGTCCTGCAAAACATAATCGTCTTGTAAATGGCGAATCAGTAGAAATCACATCTGTGCCTAAACCACTTGAAAAGTATCTAGAAAGCGCAGAACCAAAAAAAGCAAAAAAGGAAGATAAGTAATGGCAACTAATTTTCAGCCGAAAGGTGACATAAAAGTAATTATGGGCAGTGGTGCTAAAGCATTAGGTACTGCACACGCAGCAGATGATACATGGAACGAATTACAAGTAGTGGATTATAACATTGAACATGCAAGCGCACCAATTGATGTTGCACCATCACGCAGTGGTATTTATGGTCAGGTAGAGTCACAAGGACATCATAGACCAGATACACAAATCTATGAAGTTACTTTAACAATGCGAGGAACTCCAACAGCAGTATTAAAAAGCTGTTTAGCTCTTTTTGCTGATGGTAGTAGCGCAGCAGAACTTACTAGCGCAGGAAACACTGGCTCAATGAAAGATGGTGTTTCTAACGCAAATCAAGTTACGCTTTTATTTGCCAATGCAGGTTCTGATTCTTCAGAATCTACTCCAAATGATGATGTGGTTATGGCAGGATGTATGGCTACTCAAATGGTTATACGCGAAGCAGTAGATTCTAATGGTGGTGAAATGGTAGTAGAAACTACATTTATTAGTGCTTATCAACCTGCTGAAACTGCTCTTACACCATCATCAACCACTGTAGATGAAGCTGCACCAAAAAATATTTTTAATTTAAATGCCTCTACATTAGATGCTGAACCATTAGTATTAAATAACTTTGAAATCACTATATCAAGACCACTTGCAAGAGTACATCATCAGAATACAACTGATTATAAACCATTTGGTTACGTGCAAACAGGTCCCTATGAAGTTACAGGTTCTATTACTGCAAAACGTGATGACTCTATACATGACTTGATAGCTCATATTAAAGGAGATAGTGCAGGTATTGCGCTTTCAATTGCAGAGTCAAGTGGTTTAACCATATCATTACCAGATGTAATGATTGACAATTCCAAGCCTGAAGTAAGTGATTTTTTACTACAGACAATACCTTTTAGAGCTTTTGGAGCTAACGAAGCAGGAAATATAATTTCAATCACGATCGCTTAATACACGCCGTTTTCATCGTAGGATGAAACATGAAAGTAAAAACAGAACATGGTACATTTGATGTACCTGCCATTAGTTTTAAGTCACGCAGAGAACTGCATAAACTAGAAGTAGGTGCTATTACAAAAGAAGGAGAGATAGACACATCCAAATTCTTTACTGTACTAGATTGGACATTAAATCATTCATTTACCGATCCAGAAAAACAACTAGGTAAACTAGATGATAATGCAATCGATAGTGTCTTAATGGCTATTTATAACGCATACAAAGAACCAAATAAAAAAAAGTAATCATGCACCGAGTTGCCGTGTGGATGAGTTATAAGAACCAACCCACACGCAACTTAGCTTTTCCATACACTGCGCAGTCTCCTACTCTCAAGAAAAACATCACGTATACAGAAGATGAACTATGGGAAGAGATTGGTCGTATCGTAGAACAAGATGGTGATGGAAAATTTACGCTTGGTGCTGCGTTATATTACTCATTGGTATTCTGTGCTGACTCTACATACTTTCTAACGCCTGAGACTATATTTGCGCTTGAGGAGTACATGGCTATGAAGAGATTTAACTTACCACTGGCTACAACGATAGATAACGCAGATTATCATCGCTTAGTCATCTTTTCAGCTATAGATGAAGAATTTAATGCATTGCAATCTGAAGACATGAAGAAGAAAAATGGCTGAAAAAAAGTTTATTATTGAAGTACGCACTAAAGGATTTACACGTGCGACAAGAAGTGTAAGAGATTTAGAGAAAAACACCAAAGGATATAACAAAGCTGCGAATAGAATGCGTGGTGAAACTCAAGGCTTAATGGCAGGTCTTGGTAGTTTAAGAAATAAAATCTTAGTATATAGCTTTGCTTTGGGTGGTGCTGTAGCAGTTATGAATAAATTTGTTCAAGCATCATCTGGTTTCCAAGATGTGAAAACAAGATTAGTTGGCTTAACTGGTGGTGTGCAACAAGCTGAATCTGCATTTAAAGCATTTAATAAAGTAGCAGCAACTACTCCATTTCAATTAGCAGATGTTGTAAACGCAGGTGCGCAATTAGAAGCATTTGGGTTAAATGCAACACTAACGCTTAGAGCAACTACTGACTTAGCAGCATATATGGATACTACTGCAACGGAAGCTGCTAGTGCGCTTGGTCGTGCCTTTGCTGGAGGTGCAGGTGCTGCCGACATTCTCAGAGAAAAAGGCATACTACAACTCATTAAAGATTCTCAAGGAATAACGGATCTTACTAAAACAACATTGCCTGAGTTTAGAGTTGCCTTAATAAGAGCAATGACTGATCCAGATGGTCGTATTAGTGGAAGTGCAGATCGTTTATCAAAGACTTTTTCTGGTGCAGTAAGTAATATGCAAGATGCAATGACTCGTTTTGCTGCTAGGATTGGAGATAGTGTTATTGGTCCACTAACAGAAGTGGCACAAGGTGCAGAAAGATTTTTTAGAGCTATGGATGCAAAACGTACTGCGGAAGTTGCTACTAGTATTGGTGTTTTAGCAACTGCATTTGGTCTTTTAAGAGTACAAGCACTACTTGCGAATGCAGCACTTGCTAGCTATGGAAAAATATTCAAAGCAATACTTTTAGCTGGAACAGTCTTAGGCATAGATAAACTTTTTCAAATGGCTGGTACATTTGATCATTTGAAAACAAGTGTAGATGACTCAACAGATTCTTTAGGCGATCAAAATGCAGAGTTACAAGCATATTTAACATCACTAAACACAGTAGATACTGCGGTCACTACAATGGCAGAACGTAATGCTAATTATACAAAAAGCCTTGATTCATTAACTGAAGGATATAGAGACCAAGTTGCATCACTATTAGCACAAGAAGCAGCAATGAATGGTGCAGATGCAGTTGAAGTGGAAAGAATTAAAAACTCTGGTAAGATGAGTGAAGAGATGAGAATTGCTATAGAGCAAATAGAGATAATTAATGCTCGTCTTCAGAGCCGAATTACATTAGAAAAAGAACTAAAGAACATTACAAAAAGTAAAGCGCAACAAGAACTAGACAAATTACAAGCAGAATTAGATCAAGAGGAGTTTTTAGAAGAGGAAAGGCAGGCCACTTTTAAAAAAGCAAAGCAAGAATTAGAAGAACTAACTAAAGAATCTGGTGAAAAATTAGCCGTAAACATGAAAACAAATGTAGACTTATCTAACCAGTTTGCAAGTGGTATTTTAATGGCGGCTAATGCTATGCAGACTTTAAAGTCTGATGCTGAAGTTACCGCTGGTCAAATGATAAGAATAATGGGTAGTATTATTAGTTTGATACCTGGTGGACAGATACCAGGTGCAGTTATTCAAGGTATTGGGATGCTTACTGCGCACACAGGTGGTTTAGTAAAAGATAACGGAATCCAACGCTTTGCAAATGGTGGTATGGTGCAAGGAGAAGACAATGTACCTATCATGGCTCAAGCAGGTGAGTTTATAATGAAGAGATCCGCAGTGCAGAATATTGGAGTACAAAACCTAGCTAATATGAATAGAACTGGTAGTGGTGGTGGTGTTACTATCAATATTTCAGGAAACATGATTGGCAACGATGAGTTTGTAAGAGATAATTTAATTCCAGAAATACAAAAAGTTAGCAATCAAGGATTAGCGTAGTATGGCATTAAGTAATGCGCCATCAGAATCCAACGTCAATGAAAATTGGTTATTTCAATTTAGTGCTGATAATGATACTTGTTTAGAGTTTGATGGTACGGATGACTATGTATCTTTTGGTAATGTTTTAGGATTATATACTAGTTTCACATTAGAAGCGTGGATTAAACCAGATGCTTATAGTGCTAGTAGTGGTACTCAAATTATATTAGAACGCAGTCAGGATGGATCAACTGCCGCTAAGAATACAAATTGGCAAATTGCTTTACGTAATAATGGTTTACGATGTAAGTATCAATATGATACTGGATCAAATGTATCTAATACTGTTACTACTAGTGCTATTACCGCAAATAATTGGCATCACGTAGCTGTATTGCGAGATGATAGCCTAAATCAAATGAGATACTATGTTGATGGTGTAAAAGTTGGAACTGTGACAACGAATGTCTCTAATGATCCAACTGGTGGTACATCTGGAGTTGTGTCTGTTGGTGCTAATTTTGAACAAAACAATGAATTTGATGGTGAAATAGCTCACGCAAGAGTTTGGAGTGTAGCACGATCAGATAGCCAAATTGCACACTACTATAACAGAACTATTGACAGCACTGCATCGAACTTAGTTGGATACTGGAAGCTAGATGAAGGTACTGGATCAACAGTGTTAGATAGTAGTAGTAATTCTAATAGTGGCACAATCACAAATGCTACATGGTCGGTGGGTGGATTTGATGAATTTATTCATAGTTTTGGTGTAGCTACTAGCGATACCACAGTAGATAATAATTTTTATCCTGGTGCAGTGTTAAATAAAAATGTTAGTGTACGTGATTCTATCAATATAACGAATGGTACTTCAACTACAAGTAATATTTCTCTAAATGTAGCAAATGTAGTATTTGATGGTATTGATGTCTATAAAAGAATATTCAATGGTACTAATAATTATTTAAATAAAAATATTCGTGTATATGCGCAGTTTAACGGCTCAGATTCTCTTAGTGATTGCCAACGTATCTTTACTGGCAGATTAGTTGATATACAATTAGATGAAAAACAAAAACTAGCATTACAAATAAATGCGCATAGACCTTGGGATAAAATTGAATTTCCACAAGTAAAATCTCAAAACGATATATATCAACCTGTTGCATATGGAGATTACATTGAGCATGGTGATAAAAGTTTAGTTAGAGAGCATACAAACGCATTATATCCTGCGCCTTTTAAAAGAAAAGGCATTACCGATGATCATTTAATTATTACAACAAAATCGCATTCAGATTTACGACCTCACTACTACGACCAAACCGCTGATGCTTTTTTGCCAATTAAAGCAGATAATTATATTGCACAAACTAAAGATTTAGTATTAGGATATGATACCAATGTTAATATTGGTATTGTAAAAAGAGAAATGCGTAGACGTTTTAGAATTAACGCTACCAATATAAGCTCTAAAGGTACTAGCACGTTTTCTAATACAGAACATTTGACTTATGATGATTATGATGGGACCAATGGTCTATTACATACTTTCACTGGTACTATTAATGATACTACAATAAAAACTGTATATTATAATTATGCATGTGAATTAAAAAAAATTAATGATCTTGATGTCGATGTAAAAGGAAGTATTGTTACTGCTCCATCACAAGTAAATGCTGATATATTTATAAAAATATGGCACAATGGTTCAGATGGTGATATGTATAATGGAACAGTTCCTCCGAATCAAAATGTTGCGATTACACAACCAAATGGTTATGCTGGTCAAGTAGCTGTAAGTAGTAGTGATTATGGTTCAATTGGATTAAGCCTTTCTAATAATAATTTAAACACTGTTCGGTTACAAACTCAAATTGGATCGGTAGATACAAATACAATTGCATGTACATTAAGATTTACTGATATGGTTTTATATTGTGACATACAAGAATCATATGATGAGACTAAAGGTAGCACTAACGCAAGTGTAAATGCTGCTTCTAATCTAAAGAATTTATACATAGGTAGAGATGGGTTAACGGCTTCTTGGGATAATGGTGCAATTTCACATGGGCATGATATTCATCGTGATTTACTAATGAGATTTGCAGGTTTAGGAAGTTATGATCCAATTAATTATAGTTCATTAAATACGGATCGTGCTATTAATAATTGGAAAGGTAGATATTGGACGTTAGAGCCAGTTTCTTTGAAAGATGTATTAGATAAACTTGCTTATGAATTTTCTTTTTGTTATAAAATGGATTCTAGTGGATTATTAAAGTATATATATGTAGTACAAACTAGTGAATATAATACTTTAAAAAACAATGGTAATGTTTTAAATATGACTAAAGATGATCTTAGTAAGATACAAATTAGCACTACTGGATTAGATGAATTAACTACTAAAATGATTGTAAATAATCATTTACATCCTGCGGAAAGTGGTCGTTATTATAATAGTGTAACCGCAACTAATACTGCAACACGTGCTAAATATAATTTAGGTGCTAAAGAAGGTATAAAAACTGAATCGTTAGATATTAATGTAGGAACAACACCAACATCACCAAATTCCGATTGCAATGCTGATTTTTATTCTTATTATAATAATTTAATTGGAGAAATAAAAACAATCATTCAATGCGATGTAGTCAATCCAGCAAAAGGATGCCAACTAGAAACTGGTGATATAGTCACATTCACAGATATGCCAGTAGAGATGTTTGGCACTAACTTTAGTACCAGTACATATTTTATGATTGTAGAAACAAAACGCTCACCAGGTAAGGTAAGCATAACAGCAAGAGAGGTAGGCTAGTGGCTAACCAAACTATAAAAACACCAAGATT